GTCATGCTCACGCAGGAAGTGAAAGACCTGAAGCGCGAGTATCAGTTCTTCCCGACGCCCCGCGCCGTCGCCGAGCGAATGTGCGAGATGGCCGAGATCGACAGCGCATCCGAGGTACTGGAGCCGTCCTGCGGCAACGGCCAACTGGCGGATGTCATTTGGGAGCATTTGCCCGCCGGTATGTGCTGTATCGAGCTGAACACCGACATGAAGCGGTATCTGTCCGAGAAGCCCTATGGCGTGAGCTACCGCGATTTTCTGGACGTGACGAAGAAGGAAATCGGCACTATCAACCGCGTCGTGATGAATCCGCCCTTTACGCGCCATCAGGACATCGACCATGTGCGCCACGCCTATGACCTGCTGGACGCCGGCGGCATTCTGGTTGCCATCATGTGCGAGAGCACGTTCTTCCGCACAGATAAGAAGTCTGTGGAGTTCAGGGACTTCCTCGACAGCGTGTATGCTCAGACGATCAAGCTGGAGCCGGGGGCGTTCCGCGAAAGTGGCACAGATGTCGCTACCCGCATCGTCAAGATCAGGAAGTCGATGTAAGACCCGAATAGAGCGATTCCAGCCGAGGACGGCAATACTTTCATCATTGCGTGATGCTCCAGAGGATGTAGAGCCTTGCTCTACCCTCTGATTGCCACTTGGCTAATTCAAAATACCGCAGAGAAAGGAGGCGCGGCCATGAGCAAAGCGGTAGGCTTCCACATCGACGTGAAGCCGGTATCGGTCACATTTACTTGCCCGCACTGTGGCAGAGAAGTCACGGTTCCGTGGCGAGAACTCGATGTCCCTGAGTGCTGGGGCGACGACTGGGGCTACGTCGAATGCCCCGACTGCGAAACGGAGGTGAAGTTGGGTGACTACGAGTACGACTGAAATGCCGAAGCTGCGGCTTGGAGATTGGGTATCATGCAGCGCATACATCAGACCGAGCGGCAACCACTTCGAGATCGACAACGAAGACACGGGAACGGCGCTACTGTGGAGGAAAGACGCAACGGAGGGCGAGGAGATTGAAGATTACGAGTCCTGCGAGAAGTTCGTCACGAAAACGGCTTTGTTCACCGGAGTCTTCGTCGGCGTGACATGGCTCTGCACGGAACTTTTTTGTGAGTGGAATGACCCTCCGTACGGAAGAAGCGGTTTTCAATGTAGCTCAATCAACCCGAAGCCGTTCGCCATCGTTTACTACGCCGAGAACAAGAAGCGGTTGGTGCCGATGGACAGCATTGAGAAGGTGGAGCGATGAATTATTACGAAATCTATGACCGATACAGCGGCGAACTGCTGACCAGAGGCAACGCGGCCGAGTGTCGGAAAGCCCTTGGATGCGCCAGCCTCGACGGCTTTTACGCCTTGGCAAACCGGGCGCGGCGGGGGATCAACAAAAAATATCGGGTCGTCATCAAAAAAGGCGGGCAGGTAGACTACCCCGTGCTCGGTAAGGATGACCCGCTTTACCAGAAGGAGGGATAGCAAGTGGCAAAACTGAAACCGATCCTGTTCAACACGGCGATGGTGCAGAAAATTATGGCCGGTGAAAAGACTGAGACACGGCGCGTAGTTCTCCCGCAGCCTGAAGGCGCACGGTTCGTCCTCGACTACGATGAAGAGAACCGGACGTTCGACCTGATGTGCGGAAACAACGGGGCTGGCGGTATCTTCCGCGACTGGGCAGAGACCGTCAAGCCGAAGTTCTGGTTCAACGACGTGCTCTACGTTAGAGAGACATGGCGTGTCCAGTCTGCGCACCGCTTTGAGGCGGATGCAAAGATCGAGTTCCGAGCAGGTGGCCCGCTCGGGAAAATCCAGTTCCCCGGTGGTCGCTCCGACTCGGAATCCAGAGAGGCATTTGACCAGTTCATCGCCAAGTGGGGCGTTGGCTCCAAGTGGAACCCCTCGATTTTCATGCCGAAAGAGGCGGCGAGGACGTTCCTGAAAATCGTGGACGTTTCCGTGGAGAGGCTCGGAGACATCAACGGCGGCGGGTTGAAGGCTGAAGGCATTGACCGGAACCAGCCCTACAGAGCGATGCGCATGGATTTTCGGGATCTCTGGAACAGCACCATCTCTGCAGACCAACTCGACGAGTTGGGATGGTACGCGAACCCGTGGGTCTTCGTCTACAAGTTCCAGCAGATTGGCAGAGAGGAGGCAACACATGAAATGGCTTGACTGGTTAAAGGCGAAAATCATCCATGCGCTCGGTGGCATGACACGTGCAGAGGCGATGTTTCCTGCGCCCATCGTGCAGGCTCTCCATTACGACATCCAGACAGTCAGGACGGTGAAAATCGTACCTGCCCTTGCCAGAACAAATAAGGCCGAAATGGAGAAGATGCTCCGAGCAGAGATTGCGCACAACATCGCGGAGTATGTGATGGAACACGACGCTGTCGTTTACGAGAGGCGGGAAGAAGAGAACAACGACCTGCAGTTCTCGGCGACCTTCTGGTTCCTTCAGCCGCACGGAGGGGAGTGGAAGATATGAGGAACTGCGCACAAATCGGTATTGACGACGAAATCTTCGTTGACAGCTTTGCGGGCGGTGGCGGCGCATCGACGGGCATGGAGGTCGGCCTCGGCATTACGGTGGCGGCGGCCATCAACCACGACCCTGCGGCGATCCTGATGCACAAGACGAACCACCCGTACACGGAGCATTATCAGGCGTCCGTTTGGGATGTTGACCCGCGTGACGTATGCCGCGGGCGTCCCGTGGGCGGTGCGTGGTTCTCGCCCGACTGCAAGCATTTCAGCAAGGCCAAGGGCGCGGCTCTCGTTGATAAGAAAATCCGTGGTCTTGCGTGGATCACCCTGAGATGGGCCGCTTTGGTGCGGCCGCGAGTGATCTTCCTCGAAAATGTCGAAGAGTTCCAGACATGGGGCCCGGTCAGAAAGGGCAAGCCTGTAAAGAAGCTGGCAGGCACGACGTTCAGAAAGTTCATCGGCCAGCTTCGGGATCTTGGCTACGAGGTCGAATGGCGTGAGCTGGTGGCGGCTGATTATGGCGCACCGACCAGCCGCAAACGGTTTGTCCTGATTGCTCGTTGCGACGGAAAGCCCATTGTGTGGCCCGAACCGACCCACGCTCCGCGGGACAGCGAAGCCGTGAAGTGCGGCAGGCTGAAACCGTGGCGCAGCGCGGCGGAGATCATCGACTGGAGCCTACCTTGCCCGTCCATCTTCGACACCAAGGAGGAAATCAAGGAGCGGTACAATTTGAAGGCGGTGCGGCCTTTGGCGGACAACACCATGCGGCGCATCATCCGCGGCGTGGATAAATTCACCATCAAGAGCGGCCAGCCGTATATCGTCCCGACCGGCTATGGAGAACGAAAGGGACAGGCCCCACGGGTACACGACATTGAGGAACCGCTGCCTACGGTGGTCGGGAGCGGCAAGCACAACCTCTGCAAGCCGGCGCTGGCACCGTTCACGGCGACGAACACCAGCAACAGCGTCGGAGCGCCTGCCGGGGATCCAGTACATACCGTGACGACAGCAGGGAACCAGATGCTTGTAACCCCATATCTGGCCGAATGTAATCACGCAGGAGGCGGCCACGTCGCCGATGTGCGTGGCCCATACAAAACCATTACCGCCAAGCATACGGGCGGTATCGTGGCGCCCTCGCTCATTCAGTACCATACCGAGCAGACAGAAAACGTCCGAGCCTCCGGCCTCGGCGCTCCAATCCCCACCGTGGATGCCTCGAACCGCTACGGTCTGACCTGCGCAAATCTGGTGAAGTATTACAGCGGCGTGGTTGGTGAGAAGATGGAAGAGCCGCTTCCGACGGTGACGGCCATCGACCACAATGCGGTGTGCGCGGCCCATGTGGTGAAGTTCAAAGGGGACAATTTAGGGAGCAGCCCCGCAGAACCGATGCAGACTGTAACTGCAGGCGCGGGCCAGAAAAAGGCTTGCGGCGGAGGAACCTTCGCCCTCTGCGACACGCTGCTTTGCAAGGCTGGCCCGGACGAGAACCTGTATCGTTGGCCGCTGATCCGCGAACTGCTGAACCGCTACTGCGGCTATAAGCTGGCCGATGACGACCTGCTGCTTTTGAGCATCGGCGGGACGCTCTACTTCATCGCAGACATCGGCCTGCGGATGCTCTCCCCGAGAGAGCTTTACAATGCGATGGGGTTCCCGCCCGATTACATCATCGACCGCGATTATATGGGCAACCCGTACCCGAAGAACGAACAGGTCGCCCGCTGTGGCAACGCCGTTTGCCCGCCGATGGCTGCGGCTGTTGCAAGGGCAAACTTCCCCGAATACGTCGCCAAAGTGGGCGACACCATCACGACAATGGCCGCCCTGCTGGATATGGTGGCGGTGTAGAAAGGAGCAAGACATGGACAAAAAGAAATTGATGGAGCTGGCAGAGCGGTATCAGTGCAAGGCTGACACGGCGTTCCAGAACTATCAGGAGACTGGCATTACCCGTTACGACACGGCCAGACGGAACAACGAGGATATGGCGGAGGCGTTGCGAATGGCTGCCTCTGCCAAGGAAGACCACGACCGGATGATCCACCTGAGAGGGGTGCTCAGCCAACTGGCGTGGCGGGCTGCGGAGGCAAACCGTGCCAGCGAAGAGGATTGGCCTCGGAAGATGCAGGCGGTGCTCGGAGAACTGCTGTCTGCGGCCCGTATGCAAGGCTTGATCCGCGACGAAGGAGGTGATTTCAAATGAAGATCGTCATCGTGCATCACCTGAACGATGCGCAGCACTACCTTTTCGGAGTGCCCGAGGAGAGAGACTTGAAGAAGGATGATCTGGTACTGGTGCGCAACAGCCGAGGCGAGGTGCCGGCGGTCTGCGTCTGCGACAGCTTCAGCGTCCCCGAAAACGTGCTTGAGCAGTTGCAGAAAATGTACGGCGGGAAGACCCTGAAGTGGGTCATCGGAAGCGTTGAGTTCCTGCGCTGGGAGCAGGAGAAGGAGGAAGCGAAATGAAAAAGTATGTGCCCATTGTGACCGACGAACCGCAGGACAATGTGGAGGCGGCGCTGAACTTGGTGTTCATCAAGGACGAAGAGGTTTACGTCCGCGGCTATGGGCCGGCGCCTGACTTCTCAGACGCGACCCTGAGCAACGTGACGCGGGACATTCTGCAGAAGTACAGCCCCGAAACCTTGGAGAACGTACGCCTCAAAGACGATTTGGAGCTTTCGTGTGCGACCTCTGAGTGGCTGTTCGACGGCATTGATACGATTGAGGGCGTGGTTGCCCTGCTCTACACGATGGCGTGGGCCTTCGCAGAGACCAGAGAGCGCCTGCGGATGTACGAGGAGACGCGGCTCTCTCCGATGGATCTGAAAGACCGGCTGATTGCGCCGTTCCAGAACGATATGTTCGCTATGGTCTGGGGAGCGTTCAAGAAGCTGTACCCCGACAAGGAGTGCGAGATCTACTGGGAGCCGCAGATCCGCGACGAAGAGGACGGCAAGCCGGTGTATGGCCTGACCGACTTTGCCGACGATGGTTCTGTTGCCGTCTTCGTCAAGCCGAGCCTTGAGGTTGCGGACGCGGTTGAGATCCTTGCGCATGAACTCGCCCATGTGGCGGTCGGCATTGAGCACGACCACGACGAGGTATGGCAGGAGGCGTTCGACAAGATTTTCGAGGAGTACAATCGCATCGGAAATCAGATGTTTCCCAACGGGGAGCAGTGCGTGATGGACGACCCTGATGAAAAGTGAGCTACGGTTTTCGTGGCCTGATACTGGAGAGCTGTCGGTGCGTATCAACGGAAACGAGTCGGCAGCTCTCCGTTTCTTTCCGTCGAAAGAGGCCATCATAGACGGCCTGCGTAAAAACGGCGTAGAGGCCGCGTACGACGATTTTGCAGATACCCACCCACACACCCACGGAAGCGAAACGGACACGTTACAGACGGTTTCTGGAGATTTCTGACGGTGTCCTGACTTCACAATCACATTTACTGGTGGTATAATCACAAATACAGAGGCTTTGCGAACGCTTTTGGCCTCTTTGATAACGGAGGGAATGACTATGACAACAGGCGAGCACGGTGGCTACGAGGCCGCCGCACGACAGTACAACGACTGCATCCGCGCCGGCCAGATCGCACAGGCTGTCGAATGGCTGATGGAGATGGCTGAGATCCTTGAGAGCGAGAAGCGATACACCGATGCCCTGAAGCTGGGAATGCTGACGTTCTACTTCGCCACGAGCGGCGTGTACGCTGAGCCGGTCATTGAGGATCGCCTCGCAAAGCAGATATGCCGCGTAGTCTGGGAGACGGGCCTTACGCTCCATGAGCGCGAGGAGCTGTTCCTCGACACGATCCGCGACGACACGCTGCCAGAGCATATCATGTCGGCCAAGGACTGCGCGTACATCTTCGACGTCTGCGCCGCCGGCAGGGTGGAGGACGCGAGAGAAATGCTGGGCCGATTCGTGACGGCTCACGTTGCAAAGTAAATACAGAAGCGGAAAGCAAAAAGAGGCACGGACGTTGCTCTCGACGCTCGCACAGGGCCCGTAACAACTCCCCACCCATGAGAGCAGCCGACAGTGCAGCTATGAATGAAGTCTTTACCCCGGTGTACGAGTGCCAATACATCACGAAGGAGTAAAGAAAATGAACAGAAATCTGAACGAGGCAATTTTCAACATCGCAAAGGTGGAGGCCATCATGTTTGCTTTCGAGAATACCTATCTGGAGCTGGATGTGGCGCCGGCTGACAGAGCGCGAGCCGACATGGCGACGGATGCCTTCTATGCCCTTTGGGACGCCATCAGGAAGGTGTCGGATGACCTCGACCGTCTGGCTGGAGATTGCCGAGTGGTGGATGCCATCTACGCCGTCAACGATGTTCGGCGGCGCGTTGGCACCTTGAAAACCGAAGACTGA